AGACTTACCGCGCGCCAGGCCCCCTTAAGCGCACGACGGCAGGAACCGTATTAGCTTACGTTCAAGCAATATTCGCAGCCTCGGGCGGTTCGGCGCTGCTCGGTTTTCTGCAAGCAGGCACGGGCGCGACCACAGTCACGGCGCAAGCCAAGCTGCGGCAGGCTCCAGTCCAACCTAACTCGGGCGAGTTTGGCGCGTTCACCAACGCCACGGTGACGACGGCTACGCTGCTCAAGGCATTCACCGCTGCTATGGCTGACGGGCGAGCGGTGGAGCTTTCGGGAAACTACACAATTAACGGGACGATTACGCCAGAAACCGCTATTGATGGCAGCGAATTACACATTATTTTGCGGGACGATGTGACGATCACGGTTGACGCGGCCTCTACCGCCTTCAACCGGGTGTTTTACGCCGAAACCACGACCGCTAAGAGCCACAGCATTACCGGAGGCGGAACGCTTACGATCAACTGCAATGACAAGGCAGCGGCGGGTATTTGGCTACGCCACAACGAAGCGGCGACTGGCGGGACGGTCGTTATAAACGCCCCAGTTCACATCAAGAATGTTTACGCAGTGACGGCCTATTCGGTCGCGTCTGGCATCTTCCTCGTCGGTCGTTTTGAGCGCGTGGTGATGCGTTCTCCGACTGTCGAAGATGTGTCGCGTCAGCTCGCGGGCGGTGAAAGCAGCGGGATCAGTATCTCGGGGTTTGATGGCGAAGTTGAGCTTTACACGCCGGTCGTGCGTCGTATCAAGATCGGCGGCGGCACGACGGACGCTGACGGCATCAAATGCTTTGGTCGTGGTGCGGGATTTACCAAGCGCGAGGGTTCCGTTCGCGTTTATGACGCAGTATTTGAGGACTGCCAGGGGCGGTCGTACAAAGACCAGTGCGGAGATACCGTTCTTTACCGCCCCTTTGTCCGGCGGCGGGCCATAGACGGAAACTCATCCACGGTTGCCATATCTGACTCCGTTGAGTTCGATTTTCAGCGCGGGGGCGGTCTGGTTCTCAATCCCCACGCTGAATATTACAAGAGCGCCACGGCGGTTTCTCCGCTCGGTGCGTCGCACTCCGTGGCCGCGTTTCAACAACTAGCTACTGATGCTGAAATGTACGGGGCAATCCGTAACGGTACGATCATTTCGGATGTGGACATTGTGCGCTACGTCCTGTCGGCGCAGACGGGCGGCGCAGCCTCAACAACAGAGGTTGACGGTCTGACGCTCATTCCCCGGAGCGGCTTCACCACAACGATGATCGGGCGCGGGGTGCTAGAGTTCGACGCCTCGCAAGTGGCTGGGAAATCCGCAGAGACGATCCTGTCGGTCAAGAACGTGTCCGGCCCGATCACCTTCCCTTGCATCGCCTATACCGGCTACACGGCGGGTACGAACCTAACCGCAAAACTGACGGTCAAGGTCGATAAATGCTCAACCTCTCTGGCCATTGCGGGCAACCAGACGCGGGCTATTTCAAACATTGCCGGCGATGAAATCCTGTCGTTTAAGGCGTTCGAGATCGGGGACAATCCCGGCTTCCGAATGTATTATAGCGGATGGGTTTTCAGCGTCCGCAGCCTTCGCGCGGGAACAAAGCTGGTTCTTGACTTGACCTCGGGCACGGTCACCAACGCGCCGCCGTGGGGTTCGTCTGGAGTCGGCTATATCGAGTGCATGGGTATTAGCCTGATTGGTTCGCTGACGCAGGACACCATTTGCCGGGCCTATCTAAACAACGCGTCAACTGCCGGGTCTGCATGGGTTACGCAGACCGGCGGCGCAACGTGGGGCGTGTTGAACTGATGACCCTCGAACCTGGCCACCTCATTACCCTCGGCCTCGCTGGTGTGGCCGTCATCATCTGGCTGGTGCGGCTTGAAGGCCGCGTCAACGGTAAGGCCACGACCGATCAGGTTGCTGCTGTGTCAGCGCAAATCGGCACGACCGCCGCCGTTGTCGCCACGTTGCAGGCCAAGGACGCCTCCCATGACAATACGCGCGACGAGGTCATTCGGCTGCAAGAGCAAATCAAGCACCTGACAGACCTGATCGAGCGCCTGCTGCCGGTCCCGCCGCGCAGAAAGCCTGCCGCATGACAAACGCAGATGATCCCCTGCCTGAGCCTTCGTTTCACTGGCGACGGTGGGTGACGATCGGCTATGTGTCTGTCACCTTGGCCCTTCTTGCGGGCATCGTCTGGAAGCTGTCAGACGGTGGCCCGCTGCGAGACATCGCGCTGGCCTTGATCGGCTCGCAGGCGTTCTTTGCCCTACTCTACATGGGTGGCGCGTCGGCTGCTGATCTTGCCCGCATCATCGCAAGTTGGAAAAAGCCATGACCTACGCCCTCGGCGCAAAATCCCTTGAACGCCTCCAAGGTGTCCACCCCAAGCTGGTCGACGTGGTCAAGATGGCCATTGAACTGACCAAACAGGACTTCATGGTTCTTGAAGGCGTCCGCACGCCGGCGCGACAGGCCGAGCTGTATGCTCAAGGCCGCACAAAGCCAGGGCAAAAGGTGACGTGGACGCTCAAGTCCAACCACTTCATCAACCCCAAGACCGGCTACGGCCACGCCGTCGACCTAGTGCCGTTCCCAGTCGACTGGTCGCACAAGAAGCTGGACGTGGTCGCCAAAGCCATGTTCGCCGCTGCCGACACCCTCGGCGTCGAGATCCGATGGGGTGCCGACTGGGACCGCGACGGCAAGCCGCGCGAGAAGGGCGAGAGCGACAGCCCGCACTTTGAGTTGGTGCTATGAAGACGCTGACGCTGCGCGCGTGGATTGCCCTCGGCGTCATCGTGCTCGTCGTCTTGCTGACGGTGTCGTGGTGCGCCGACCGCGCCCGGCTCAAGACAATGCGCGGCGAGGCCACCGTCGCCGCAGCGGTCGGCGAGGCGCTGGACACCGTGGCTGAACAGACGCCGGTCATCCGGCAGGAACAAGCGGAGAAGCAACGTGAAGTCGAGAAAATCGAGGGTGCTGACCAGCGTCTGCCTGCTGGTTTCGGCGCTAGTCTTGAACGCGTGCGGCGCGGCAACGGTTCGGGTGACGATCCCCGATAGCCTCAAGGCCCCCTGCGTGTCGACGGTCGACGTGTCGGGTGCCCAGACGGTGGGTGATTTGGGCAACGCCATTATCCAGGGAGACGCCGACCTGCGGGTCTGTTCCGTCCGCAAGGATGCCGTCGTCGCCATTGCAGAAAGTCAAAACCGGCGCTGGTGGCAGGTGTTCTAAACCTTGTTGCCTAAAAGCCGCGACAGTAGTAGCTTATGTGTCACTCTACCGGCGGAGCGCACCGGGGGTTCTCAGAGAGCCAACATGACCGACGAAAGCCCAGCGGGGGTTGAAGCCGCGCCGGAACTGGAGGCCACGGCCCCTCCTGTTGCCGAAGTCCAAACGCCGGAAGACGTTGCGCCCAAGACCTTCAGCCAGGAAGAACTGGATGCGGTCGTCAGCAAGCGTCTCGCACGAGAGCAGCGTAAATGGGAACGAGAGCAACAGCGCCAAGCGCCACCGCCCGTCGTCCTTCCGCCGGCTGACCAGTTCGAGAGCACCGAGGCATACGCCGAGGCGCTGGCAGAGCAAAAGGCAGTTGCCTTGGTCGAGCAGAGGGAGCGGCAGCGACAGCAGGACGCAGTTGTTGAAGCCTATTTCGACCGCGAGGAGCAGGCCCTAGGCAAGTATGACGACTTTAAACAAGTCGCATACAACCCGTCCCTGCCGATCACCGCCGAGATGGCCGAAACCATCCGCGCCTCCGACCAAGGCCCTGACGTGCTTTACCACCTCGGGTCCAATCCGGCGGAAGCGTCACGGATCTCGAAACTGTCGCCGCTCTTGCAGGCCAAGGAGATCGGACGGATCGAAGCCGCGCTGGCTGCGTCTCCCCCGGTCAAACGCACCACCTCCGCACCACCGCCCATCTCACCTGTCACGCCTACCAGCAACGGCGCTCCAGCTTACGACACCACCGACCCCCGCTCTGTATCCTCCATGAGCACGTCGGAATGGATCGCGCAGGAACGGCAACGGCAGATGAGAAAAGCGGCCAACTGAACCCCATCTGCAAGGAACCACTGCTGTGGCCAACTCTCTGCTTACCATTGACATGATCACCAGGAAGGCCCTGGAGATCTTTGAAAACAACCTCGTTCTGACGCGGAACATCAACCGCCAGTACGACGACAGCTTCGCCAAGGAAGGTGCCAAGATCGGCTCCACCCTGCGCATCCGCCTGCCCGACCGCGCCCTCGTCACCGATGGTGCCGCCCTGCAAGTGCAGGACGAAAACGAGCAGTTCACCACGCTGTCGGTGTCCAACCAGAAGCACATCGGCGTGAACTTCACGACCGCCGAGATGGCCCTGTCGCTGGACGACTTCGCTGACCGCATCCTCAAGCCGCGCATCAGCCAGCTCGCCGCCAGCGTCGATGCTGACGTCGCCAACGTCTACAAGGACGTCTACAACGCCGTCGGCGCAGCCGGCACCACCCCGGCCACCTCCGAGGTTCTGCTGTCCGGCCAACGCGTTCTCAACGAGAGCGCTGTTCCGATGAACAGCCGCTATGCGACGGTCAACCCCGCCGCAAACGCCGGTCTGGTTGAGGGCCTCAAGGGCTTCTTCAATCCGGGCGACGTCATCAGCCGCCAGTTCAAGAGCGGCATGATGGGCGAAGGCGTGCTCGGCTACGACGAAATCAACATGTCGCAGTCGATCAAGGTCCACGCCTACGGCACCCGTGCCGCTACCGGCGCTACCGTGACCACCACGGTCGCCACTCAAGGCGCGTCGACCATCGCCATCACCGGCACCGGCTCGCAAATCATCAACAAGGGCGACACCTTCACGATCGCCAGCGTGTTCGCCGTCAACCCGCAAACCCGCGAGAGCACCGGCCAACTCCAGAAGTTCGTCTGCACGGCCACCAACACGGCCTCGGGCGGTGCCTACACCTCGGTCGCCATCTCGCCGCCGATCTACACGTCGTCCGAGGCCCTGGCCACGGTCAACTCGTTCCCGCAGTCCGGCGCTGCGATCATTTTCGACGGTGTCGCCTCGACCTCGGCCCCGCAGAACTTGATCTACCACAAGGACGCTTTCGCGTTCGCCACCGCCGACCTCCTGCTCCCGCAGGGCGTCGACATGGCCTCGCGTCAGGTCCACAACGGCATCTCCATGCGCATCGTTCGTGATTACGACATCAACAACGACCGCATGCCCTGCCGTATCGACGTCCTGTACGGCTACGCCGCAATCCGCGCCGCCGCCGCCACCCGCCTGCTCGGCTAACCGCCCCAACAAGGAGATACGACTATGCCTATCGGAACTATCGGCGGCGGCGCGCAAATCGGCGACGGCAACCTTGCCGAAATCAACCTGAGCGTCCTCCCCGCCCCGGCCACCGCCACGGTCACCGCGACCCTGACCGCCGCGCAACTGACCAATGGCATCATCCTCGGCAGCCCCGGCAGCTCGGCAGCGTCCTACACGCTGCCGACCGTCGCTGCCCTCGAAGCTGCTCTCAGCAACTCGAAGGTCGGTTCGTCGTTCCCCGTCAGCGTCGTCAACGTCGACGGCAGCGGCTCGGGTGTCATCACCCTGGTGACCAACACCGGCTGGACCCTCGTCGGTCTGATGACCGTTGCGGCCACCGCCGGCACCGCCCAGCTGTTCCGCGCCCGCAAGTCGGGCGACGGCACTTGGGTGCTCTACCGCTACGGCTAACGCCTACCCCGCCCCGCCTTAACCGGCGGGGCGGGCCTACCTTCGCCAACGACAGGACGACAGCATGACGACCGCAGGAGACATCATCTACGGCGCGCTCCGGCTGATCGGTCAACTGGCCGAGGGCGAGGTTCCGTCGGCGGAC